TAGGTTGTTTTTGTATTTTTCTTGATACATTTTTTTAACAATAGATGATGATTTATGATTTATAACTTTATCACCAAACACCATATTAAAAATTTTTTTCTGTGTTAATCTTTTATTAGTTTCAGTAATAATATGTTTTTTAATATAATTAAATTCTAAAAATAATGTTTTAATATATTCGATAATTTTCATATTATAGTAAAATTAAACAGCTCTCTTTGTATCGTAACTTATGATATGATCTCTACCAGTCCAATTATAACCCATTTCAAATGCTTTTTCTAATGAAATTGGATATTGTTTAATTAATTCTTCTCTATTATCACCAGCAGGCATTAACCATGTTTTATTCTTAGGAATATTCATTTCAACTCTAAATGCTTCAATTTCATCCATTGTAGCTTGAGTACCATCATAAACTGGTTTAAAATGATAATCAGTATGGTAATCTAAAGTTTTACGAATTGCGTCTTTATTTAATCTAAGTTTATTATGTTGGTCAATCATCTTTTGGTCGACCAATTTACCCATAGGAGTAGTAACATTAAGCTTAGGCACACTATTACTAAACTTAGGCGATAAGGAAATAAGACCAAATGGATAATCAGTTTCAATAAAATGGCTGCCTTCTGTTTCAATGGTTATACATATACCACGTTCATGAGCAAAATGAGTTAATTCATTACATAAATCAGGAACCATAGTAGGTGAACCACCAGTCAACATCATTTCAGTAATTGTAGGATTTTCATCATAAATTTTAATAATGTCATTAAAATTAAAAATACCTTTTTCTGGATGAATACTTGTATACCAAGAATCACACCAACCGCCTTCACCAAACCAACATCTATGAGTACATCCAGTAACCCTAATAGCTACTGTTGGACGACCTTGTCTTGAACCTTCACTTTGAATACAAGTGTAAAGTTCAAGAATAGGTAATTTTTTATTATAGTCGAGAATACGACCTGGTTTTTTATTTTCCATTACTTAGTGATTTAAATTCTGATTTAGAACAATAATTCCATCCTAAATGTTTTTGACTAACTATTTTTTGAGCTTCTTTGTCTTTTAGTCTTTTGATTTCTCCGTTTTTATTTTTGATTGTTTTCATATAACTTATTTTTGATAACTTGCTGAATTTCTTTCATGTTCATAAACTTCTACTTTAGCTGCTTTTACTCTACCTTCTGTTTCTGCTTCTAAAAATTCATTAATTTTATAATAAAGATGTTCAGCAAATTTTTCACATCCAACAGCTTGTAAAGTACGCAATTGAATAATTCCATCTGCATCCATTTGTTTAAATGTTTCAAAATATGGATCATCCCAAGCTACAATAGTTGTGTGATCTAACAACCAAGCAAAATAATCTTTAGGTTGTAAACCATCAATAGTTGTTTTAGCTCTTTTCATGCCTCCAAAATCAAAAACCCAATTTCTGTGGTCTAAGTCTCCTTCAAACCATACTCTAAAACTAACTGCGTATCCATGTAAGAACTTACAATGAGTGTCTTCTGCTTTCCATTGACGAAAACAAGCACTATATCCGTCAAATAGTTTTGTTGATTGAAATTTTTCCATAATATTAATATAACTTAATTTTTCTAATTTGCCAAACTTATTTATAGTAAATACTTTTTAAATGTCTAGATCCTCCATTTTCATCATCCATTCCATAACCAACATACCAATAATCTTCATTTGAAATACTCATAATACACATTTCCTTTTTGTATTTTTCATTGTATTTTTTAAGAGCAAAAATACCTTCTACAGATTTTGCTTCTTTATAATCATAATGAACTTTTAAGTACTCATATGTTAATCCAGAATCTAAAATATCATCTACTAAATACACATGGCGATCTTTTACATCTACTTTACTGTCTTGCAACATTTTAAAACCTGTGTTTTCAGTTCCTGTATAAGATGCACAAGTTACAAAATCACATATAATATTTAAATTTTGCAATTCATGAATTAGATCAGTATAAAACATAAAACCACCTCTCATCACTCCAATCATTACAATAGGTTCTGATTGAGAGTGACGCATAAGTAATGTTTCACTTATTTTTAGAATTCCTGTTCGGATTTGATGTGGATTTAATAAAACGTTCATACTAATTCTTCATAGATACCAATTACTTCACTTGCTATTAAAGTACAAGCTGCTACTTCAATGTCCCAAAATAAGAACACATAACCTAACAATCTAATAGCAGATTTAATAAAACTAATTTGTTGATGTTTTTTAGGATCTGGATGCTTCATGATTATTTAATGTTTTTGTTACTTGTTCAACTACATATTCCCAATTTACTGGACCATACTCATCAGCATAAGCTACTGGATCTTTACGGCCTAACTTCATAAATGCTTCTACTCTTTCAACAGATGAAGCTGATTTATAATCACTAAACCATTCTTCTTCAAACCAAGTTTCTGTAGCGTTATTATATTCAATTTTGTGTTTTAATGGTTTATAAGATGTATTAGTATTAGCATATACTTTATCAAAATTTAAATGTAAATACTCACAGCATTTTAAACCATCTTCTAAGATCCCAGCCTTATCAGTATGTAAGTAAGGAGTGTAATACCTGACACGGTCAGCATCCCAATTCCCAGCAACAAAAGCATCATAATCAACGTCCCGAAATTCCTGGCGACAATCGGGATAAATAGAATGATCACCTGCATGTATTCCCATAGCAATTTCAACGTTAGTTTGTTTTTCATTTGCAATACTTAATGCTACTGATTGAATAATTGAGCTAAAAATTTTATTTCTATTAGGTACAACTGTTGCTTTCATGTTTTCTTCAGCATAGTGTCCTTCAGGAACTTCTTTTCCTCCTGTTACAAGTGCTGAATTAAGCAATTGACTTAAACCATCAAGTTTAATTATTTGATATTTAACTTTTGGATAATAATACTCATCTTCATAACGAGAATGAGCATTGATATATCTTACTAAACTTTGAGCTCTCTCAAGTTCAATACTATGTTTTTGTCCATAGTCAAAAGATAATGCTGTTACTTCATGACCTGTAGCAAGTAGATGAAGTAATAATGTGGAGCTGTCCATACCTCCACTTAATGATAATACTGCTTGTTTATTCATTATAGGTTTATTGTTCTTAGTGTTTTTATAATAATGTCTTCTGACTCAAATTCACTTACTTCTGGATCTTTACTAGCTGCGTAATCAATGCTTCCTTGTGTTTTAGTTTCAACCCAAAATACTTTTACCATTTTACTTTTAATAACTTCCCCAGAGTCATTTCTTGTAATTTTAATTACTGCTACTTCATGTTGATATGTGTTTCCATCACTGTATTTAGAATCATAAGTTATTGGATTGTCTGAAATAACAAATGCTGCTGGGGGTGTTTGCGTAACTGTACCAGCACTATAATTTGGCATAGTAGCCCAAGTAGTACTAGTACCAATACCAACATTACCAGCATTACTAGTAATTATACCTGTACCTGTTATTAAACCTTGATTGTAGTTATTGGTTCCTGTAGTATTTGTATTATTTGATGTTGCCATTTTGTTTTCCTAATAATTTAAAATAATTGTAAACTAATTTTCCTTTTTGATCATCACCTAAATGAAAAGAACTAGCCATAAATGATAACATTTTTTCTTCAAATACTTCCATTTGTTCTTGATTATTATAATCAATGTTTTCTATCATTCCAAATGCTAGTTCTCTACTTTCTTTATCAGGAGATGATAACATTGATGTCAATGTGTCCCACATTTCATCATCAAATACTAATAGTTCGCTCATATTATGATAATAAATTAACTATTCGTGGTGTTTTAAAATAATTATCTAAAAAACTTTTTGGATACATCATAATTTTTCCTTTGTAAGTTGGAGTACTTACTTCTTTAACAACATATTTAATTTTTTTAGTTTTAGCTGTTTCATTTACTTGTTTACCTAACTCAGGTCCCGCTGCTTTACCTAAATAATCATAAAGTGATAATAATTCCTCTTCCATTATTGTATAAATTGTTTAAAAGTATTAATGTTTTTTTCTGCTAAATCAAGTTTATCTTGATCAGTAGACTCAAATATATGTTCTACTTTAGTTTTAGGTTTAAATGAAATAGCTTGATGTTTTTCATAATCTATTCCTTCAAAAGCCATAGTTATAGGATTTGAAGTATCACATGATTTAATTTCTGGAAAATACACTGATGGATAGTATTTGAATTCATAAGCATAATTACAACCTAACAAATGATGATGAACATCTTCACTTAGTCTATTTGTAACTTGAAGATAAGTAATAAATTCTACTCTACCTAATGTTTTACGAGTTTCAAAATGTGGATGAGTTGAAAAATCATCATAATAATCACCTAAATGATTAAAACCAATGTATTTAATACCATCTTCTACTAATTTAACATATAAATCTTCAGCTTCAAACATGTTTTTAGCTTGCATTACAACCATAATTTTATTATGATCTACTTTAGTTTTCCATTTATAGTAATTATCTAATGTAGTTTCACAATCATTCCAAGCATCAGGAACAATAAACACATCAGGTTGAATAAGATTATAATATTCTAATAATGTTTCTTCGTCTTTTAAATCATCTTCAAAAAGACCATTATCCATAATAATAAACCTACCTTGTTTACGAGCTTCAATAAAATGATTTAGGTAATCATCATACTTAGCAAATGTAGGCAAAAAATAATCATAATCATTGAATTCAAAACTTTTATTCAACATTTTTAAAGGACACTCATGACTTACTTTCATAACTTTATATAGCTAAATATAACAAAAAGGGCTTGAAAAATCAAGCCCTTCTGTATTTTTCTTAATTAATTTATACTACTTCACAGGCACCTCCTGCACAGGCAGCTTGGTCAACTAAATTAGTTTCATCAGATATTTCTACTACATTTTTAAGATCAACATTATGGAGATTTTTAGACATTTCTATAAATTGTTCTTTAGTAATAGTCTCATAAGGAGCTTGTTTATAACTTCCTAAGTCTTCAGGTAAACATGACATAGCTGAGTATGAGTTTCTATTTTCCCACATCCATTCACCTACTTCGTTCCACTCACCTGCTTTAATATTAATAGTACAAGACACGTTATTGTAATTTTCACCTTTTCTGTGTCCTGGTCTAACCCACTCTACGTTAAATCGTTTTACTCTTTCTAGTAAGTCTAATGTAGATTCTGATCTTGTTTTAGCTCCTTCTGGTGCTGCTTGAGGAACAGAAATAATAGCTTGTTGTTGAGGTTTGAAAATATCATCTTCTAAAAGTTCTGGATGATACAATGACAAGTAAGTGTAAATACTTTCGTTTTTACCCACCCTAATACGGCGAATATAATATTGATCATGCCAAGCGTGAATTCCTGAACTACAGCCTAAAACTAACGAACTAGTACCAGAAGGTTTAACAGTTGTTGTTCTAGCAGCTTTATTAATACCTAACAAATCAGCTATTCTAGCATTTTCTTCTTTAGCTAATTTAGCACCTTCTTTTAGATTAATATTATCTAAAGTACCTGAAGCTATACCTGTAATGCCTAATCCTAATAAAGCATCTCTTTCAGTTGTTTTTTTCCAAATGTCTCTTAAATAATGGAAATCAGTATAAGACGCTTGTAAAGTACCAATAAATGCAGCTGCTTTAGCACGAGCATTAAAATCATCTTGATCTACAACATCTATAGCGTTAATTTCACATAAGTTACAGAATTGATAAGGTCTTAAAGCAATTTCAGCACATGGATTAGTTCCAAAATCTTTATCGTTTGAAAATAAAAATCCAGGTTCACCAGCGTTAGATGCTTCTACTTTAGTCCATAACCCCATAAATTCTTCTTTAGTAATTTTATGACGTAAAATAACAGCAGAATTATTTGCTCTTCCTCGTTGAGGATTAGATTCCCACCAATTTCCAAATTTACATGTTAACATGTCTTCATCATCAAAATCAAACAATGAAATCAAAGCAGCTCTACGAATTCCTCCGGACAATACAGCATCTGCTAAATGACATAAAATATCATGACATTCTAATGATGTAAGTTTAGAACCAGCTGTTTTACGATCTAAAATCATTTGAACTTGAAACAATACTTCTTTTAAAGGCTCAGGACCTGGTGCTTTTCCACCTGCTGTAATTAATTGAGCTCCTTTTTGTCTGATGTCTCTAAAATCAAAACGAGGACGAGCACCACCTTTTAAATAAGCTTTCATCAACATATGAACAGCATCAGCCCATCCTTCAATAGAATCATTAATTAAATAACGTTTTTCACGAGTTGGAATTTTAATTTCAGGAAGTTTATCAACGTGATGATGTTGTACTGAAAATCCAACACCACAACCACTCAACAATAAAAACATAGTTTCACTGAATGATCTAAAATCATCTACAGGCAAGAAACTACAATTAAACATGCGAGCATTGTTTATTTCAGCTGGCTTGCCTGCAAATTGCAAACTTCTCATAGATGGTAGTACTTTTTTATCATATACCATTTTATATACATTTTCAATTTCTTCAGCCAAATGTGGAAATTTAATTAAATGCATGTTTTTGTTTCTGTCAACAATTTCTTCCCAAGTCTCCCGACGAGACAAGTCATGTTGATGTCTAGCGTACTTCATGTGTACGGTTACGTCTGATAATATTTGTTGTGTCGTATTCATTTTATTTATATTATTTAAGGGTAAGTATTCCTATATGTTTTTCTCACATTTTTAATTTTTAATAAGATTAGTTAGTTTATTCTTCTAAAAACAAAATAAAGTCTTCAATGATGTATTTACTTTCACCAGTTGAATTGTTAGCTATTTCAACTAACATGTTTTTAGTTATGTGTTTTTTGTTTTCCAACAATAATTTATTCATTGATTTCAAAACATTTTTACTTAAAATTGGGTCAAAATCACTGAAAGCATAACTTTCATCAATGTATTCATTAATTTTAGATTCTAATAGGGCGTTAGTTAGTTTCATTTGATGAATTTTTTAATTTCTTGTAGTACTATTTTCTTAATTTTATTGTATATTTCTGTAACTAATTTAGCTAATTTAGCTTTTTGTTGGCCTATTCTCAAACCTTTAAGAGGTATTTCAATATTTTGAAGTTTGTCTTCTAAGTATTTTCTATAATTAACACCAGCTAAAAACACAAATTTATCTTTATCTAAATCATAACCTTTGTTTTTTAATTCAGATATTACTGTATCAGCCCATTGTTCTTTTTCTTCAGCTGAAAAATCATTTAATGTCATATCATATGGTTTTATTACCTTTTTAATAGGCAGTAAATGATGTTTAGCTGATAAAATATAAATGTCATTAGAATCAGTTAATTTATGAGCGTAAGCCATACTTTTTTTAAACAAATCCGAGTCATATAGATTTTCTGCTGGAGCGGGTTTGTTAATCTTTGTTGCGACGCACGCTACTAAAACAACTGTTTTCATGTGGTGATAAATATGATTTTTTAGATTAAACTTTCAAGTTCTGAAAATTTATTTCTAAGATTTGATAAGTCATTATTATCCCAATCATTTGATAAAACTTGTTTAGGTGGTTTAACAATATCTACACCTTCATTGTTTTCATCTAATTCTACGTGACCTGTAGTTGTGTCAATACTAGCGTTAAATGTTAAACCATCCATGCCATAACGATTTTTCATAATGTGCATTCTACCAGTTCCATTAACTTTGTCTTCTTTTTTACGAGATAAAGACATAGCAAAATCAGTAATCATAATTTTATCATAAGAACCAGCAGCTTTATCACCTTGAATAATATCATCTTGAGCACCTGCTCTGTTTACTTGAGAAACTGACCAAATAGGAATATTCATGTCTCGTGCTAAACCTTTAACAGCCATATAAACATCATCAATTTCGTCTTTTCTTTCACTGTTTCTACGTTTTGAACGTAGTAAGTCAATGTAATCAATAATAATTAAGTCAGGTGCTGAGTCCATGTCTTTAAGTTTAGAAATGTGTGATTCAAGTGTTTGAATACTTGCTTTACCCATACTAAATTCTTTAACTACTAACTTACCTTCCAAGCGATTAATTTCATTTTCTACTTTTTTACGATGTAAATGAATATTATTTACTGGTTCATTAGTAAAATAAGCATCAAATCTTTTACCAACATAAACTTCACCTAATTCTAGTGTGTAATACACAACATTAAAACCTAATCTTACAGCATGTCCTGCTACAGCCACCATCATCCATGATTTACCACCACCAGGACCTCCAAAAACTAAACCTAAATCACCACCACCTAAACCACCAGCTAAAAGTTTATTAATAGCACTCCAAGGTGTTGGTATAACTTCTCTAGCATCTGGTCTGTATCTTGACTCTACATCTTTAGAATATTCATGACCTATGTTTTTATCTTGACCTGCTTTTAAAGCTGAATCAATTAATAATCTAATGTCATCATACATTCCAGAATTTAAAAGTTCTACAGATGTTAAAAGTGCTTTTTTAAGTTGTTGGTTTTTACAAAAATTACTAAATTCTTCTCTTACATAAGTGTCATCACTATTGTCAACTTTATAAGCTTCTCTTAGTTGTTCAATTACTGATGTTTTTAGTATTTCATTTTCTAATTTTTTAACTTCAATGTGAAGTGACTCTAATGTTGGAGATGTGTGATACTTATCAAAATACTTTAAAGTTTGAGTAACAATCCATTGTAGAGACTGATTATCAAAATATTCTTCTTGAATCGAGTCTCGAATATTTAAAATAAATTCTTTGTTTAAAAGCAGTTGATTTATTACTTTCAACTGAAACGAGAGACCATATAAACTTAGTTTATTAAAACTTACCATAACTTTTTATTAAATATAACTATTTATTTTTTAGAGGCCAATAAAGTTGTAAAAATACTTACTAGCCAATTTTCAACATTTGGAATAGAATTTTCTAACAAATCATGATGATACATTGTTATAAATTTACTTTTATCCATTGTTGACTTAGGACAATCTATAACATCTTGTATTTCTAATTTTGTCATTTCAGACAAATTAAGATTATGTAAGTCCATAAGTTGTTTGTTTATTTTTAACTGGTGTTTGAAAGTATTTACAGCTCCATACATGCCAGTTTGTTCTTTTTCTGATTTTTCAAGTATTTCATTTAATGATATTACTTTTTCTCCTTGTAATTCTGGAAAATACTTAATTAGTTTTTTAGGGCCTAATTTAGGTACACCAGGAATATTATCAGAATTGTCACCTAACAGTATTTTCATATTTAAGTAATTTTGAGGTGACATTCCAAATTCTTCTTTTACTTTATCAGGTGTGTAAAATACTTTTTTAGTTGGTGAATATACTGTAACTTTGTCATTAATTAACTGTAAGAAATCTTGGTCAGAAGACATAATCACAACATCGCTAGTATCTTGCATTTTTTGCGCCATATACGCGATAGTATCATCGGCCTCTGTTCGGTCGATAGAAGCGATGTCTACTGGAAGACAGTGTAAATACTCAACAAGTCTTAATAGTTGATTTTCAATAGACTCACTTTCTTCATTTTGATTTGAAAAACCATCAAAATTAGTAATGCGTTTTAGTACTCTATTTCCTTTGTAGTCTGGGTATAAATTCTTTTTATTTTGAGTTGAACCTAAGCCTTCAAAAACAATTACTACTCGTGTAGGATTAATGTGTCTAATAGCAAATCCTATTGATTTTAAAAATCCTGTTAAACCACCAATGTGGTTTCCTTTAGGATTGATGTGATTGATTATAGCAAAACTTCTAAGAAATGTATTCATAGCATCAACCAGGAGTACCTTTTGGGTAGTTCCTGGTTGTGCTTGTCTAGCTTTAGAAAGTTTGTTTATAATCTCTTGGAAGTCCTTATCCATTATTCGTCGTCTCCAATTAAAGGTATATTATTAACTGATTCTTCCCAATCTGTTTTGTCTTCTACTACAGAAAAATCACCATTTCCTAGAATGTTTAACCATTCATGTTTGTGTTCTTTCTTGTATTTTTCAATAGCTTTTGGGTCATCATCAATAAATCCATGAACTGTTACAGTTACTGTGCCTTTAGTTGTAACACCTGTAATGTGGTTTTTATCACAAGACACTTTAGTGCGTTTAGCAAATTCTACGTCTTTACCGTCTTTAGTAGCTTTAATTTTAGATGTGCCTGAATTAGTAACATTACCAAATGTAATAACTAAAGTTGAATCAAAGAACATAGTATCACCACCTTTATTTCTCATTTTAGGTTGAGACATAGGTGTTTCAGCTGGACTAACCCATACTTTATTTACTGCTACTAATGTATTAGTATAAGGCAAATTTGCTTTACGAGATAATACAACTTTTTGGTTAATAAAATTACCAAACTGTTGAGAAATAGCACCTGCATTCCATTGTGGATTGTTTTTATTTGAATCTACAGACATGCGAGATGGTATACTACCAACTGAATCCCATAAAAACAACAAATCATATGGCAGTCTTCCTTTAGATTGTTCATCTAACATGTCAGCTATAAAACTTGCTACGTCTTCAATAGTTGTTAAACTACCTCTATCTACATAAACAAAAAATCCTTTATAATCAACAACTTCTCCAGTGTCTTGATCAATTACTTCTTCCATTTCAAAGCCCATTTGACGGGCATGATCCCAGTTCCATTTCATCTCAGTGATGATAAAAACTGGCAAAATGCCCATTTTTTGAGCTGATACAGCTGCTTCAATTAAAGCAGTAGTTTTACCTGTATCTGAATGGCCTCGAAGTAACGAAATGTGACCCATTGGAATTCCTGGTAAAGACAAAACATCTTGAAATGCTTGGCTCAATGGAATCCACTCTTGAGGTTTAAAAGTAACTGAACTGTTACTTAAGTATTTTGACTTTTTGAATGATTCTAAGTCAAAATTTCCTTTAACTGCATTTGATACAGCATCTGTTAACTTCTTTTTAGCCATGTTTTAAGTATTAGAAAGGCATGTCATCATCCTCATCAATAGAATTAGATGGTTTAGCAGCTACAAATAATGCGTCAAACTCATCTTCATCAAATGATGATTTCTTTTTAGCAGCAGGTGTTGAATAAGCAGTTTGAGCAACAGGAGCTTCTTCAACTGTTTCTTCAGTTGTTTCTTCAGTTTCAGGATTCAACCAAGTCAACAAAATGTTTTTCATCTCATCATAATCGTATTTTTTATACAATGTTAAGATTTCAGGTTGTTCACTCAACCACATTTTAACTGTGTTTGCATTTTCAGACAATGGAGTAATTTTAGTACGAGGACGAACTGATGATTTGTTGTATTTAGTACCAGTTACATCAGGACCTACAGTTTCAATAGTCAAATCACGACCTTCATAAATGTCTGAAAAATCTCCAATGTCTTCGTCTGCTACCATACTCAACAAATCTTGGTAAGTTTCTTTACCAAATTCCCACAAACGTACTCCTTTTTCTTCTTCACCCCTAACAATTACAGGTACAAATACCCTCATTTTAGGTTCGATTTTTTTAGCCAATGACCAATTTTCTTTGTCAGTTGACTTACGAAGTTGAGAAGCAAACTCAACAATAGGATCTTTTTCACCCCAGTTGTTCAATGCTACCATAGAACGATTAGCTACTCCATAATGGAAAAACACTTCTTTAAATGGATTTGATTTGTCAAATTTAGAAGGCACAACCCTAATAATTTGTTTTCCAACAGACGGTTTCCAGAAGTTTTTAGCTCGTTCTTCTTTGTTTTGGCCACCTTTTTTGTTTTGCAAGGTGTTCAAGCGGTTTTTGATTAGATTGATATCCATAACTTTTTTTAATTTTAATTAATATAACATAGTATTTTTGGCAAGCCAAACTTACTTTACAAATAAATTATTTTAAATATTTTTGTATTTATAATTCTCAAGTCATCACCTTGAGTTAGTAATACGCTGTTTTTGTAATCAGACCAATTTATTTTATATGTTGAATCTGCTACACCACCATTCAATGATTTAATTAATGTATTTAAAGCATTAATAGTATATAATGAATTTGATTCTTTTTTACGATGTAACAGAATAGTATTATCTGGTATTTCAGTCAATGGTTTTTCAGTATC